CAAAGTTCTCGAAGTTAAGTTCAATTGTGTCAATCTCATAGAGTCTATCTCGGAGTAAACTCACATCATCTGCTGGTTCAACTCGTATTTTCTTTTCAATTGTTTTACTCATATCATTCCTCTATATCAATTAAATACATTACTTCAGCTTCATTAAAAATCTTTTCAGCATTTTTAATTGATTCATCCCACTGAGTATTGTATACCTTAGGTCTCATAGCAACAACCTTTTTAATTCCTACCTGAATAATACCTTTAGCGCATTCATTACAAATGGGTAATCCATAAACATATAATGTAGAACCTTTTAAAGATATACCAGAAAGACATGCATTATATATAGCATTCATTTCTGCGTGTACAACTAATTCAAGTTTTCTTTCTCTATTTTTAAATCTAGAACTACTATCTCTAATTCCTCTTGGGAATCCATTATAACCTTGTGATAATACTTGACCATCTTTACCAATAACTACTGCACCAACTTTAGTGTTTGGGTCTTTACTCCATGCAGATATTTCTTTTGCTAAATGAGTATACCTATCTCCCCAAGTTCTATTTGAAATACTACTCATAATTTTGCCACAATGTTAATAATTTCATTATGTTCATAACGAGGAACATGTACTTTATAAGCAGTATAATGTTTAAACGAACTAAAGATATTAAAATCTAAAAGATGTGTTGATTTATATGAAATAAGCCATGAAAGAATATCAACCTTTCCTACTAATGAATCTACAAATGTCTTACAAATTTGATTTTCTTTAAATGATTCTTCATATGGAATAGTAATATCTAATATAACTGCATCTAATTTAACATCACCTTTAAGATATTCCATGCCATCCATATGATGTACATCAATTTGTTTAAATACTTCACCATTATTATTCAATGCTGGAAAATATTTTGTACAAATATCAATAATTTCTGGGTCAATCTCTACTAATTTTATATATTTAGGGTTATATTTTAATAGTTCTCTTGCAATACCACCATCACCACCACCCATAACACAAACATTAGAATTTTTTATTCCTCCAATATATTCATTAAGATTTTTTATCATTTGAGTATGATAGTATGATTCATTATCATCATCAAATTGTAAATCACCATCTAAATATAAACTACGAAGTCCATCTATTTCAGTTATTAAAACATCTTGATATTTTGTACGATGTTGTAAAATAATATCACATTCGTTCAATTGTTCTAATATCATATTTCACTCCTTCATTATTTATTTTATTTTTTAATAATTTTATAAAAGTATCTGAACGTTTATTATTACACATAAATACATCTAAACACATTTTAAAATTTTCAGGCCAAGTATGTACACTAACATGACTTTCTGCTAAACATATAATCCCAGTGAAACCATTTGTATTTTCAAAATTATGAAAGTAATCATGTAATACAACTACACCAGAATCATTACAACATTCTAATAATATTTTTCTAAATTCTTTTATATTTGTTAATAGTTTTTTATCTGTAAATGTTATGTCTATTATGTGATGATTAGTCATAATTAAATCCTTCGAATTCTGGTTGTGATTTTATTGGTGCATTAGCAATATTAAGTGTTTGAGCAGTATCTTCTACATCATATAATCTCATTTTAGCTCTATCAACACCAACAACAAACTTTTTATTTTTTCCTGTTGGGTCATTATATCTATTCTTTAATTGTTTAACCATCAATTGATTTAAGTCTTCTAACTCATCAGTAGATATAATAGCAAACATTAAGTCAGCTGTTGCTGGTAAACCAAATGATTCTGATGTATCTTCAAGTCCAACATCTGAACTACCAAATCCTGTTCTAGTAGTTTGTGTAGCAGTAACAATGGGTAAATTATACTCAACTGCCATGCCACGTAATTCTTCTGCAATTGCTTTCACATAAGTATATGAGTTAATAGCACCACCCATTGCTTTCATTCTTGCTGAAGCACATATATTTAAATAATCTATACAAATTAAATCGGGTGTAAAATCTCTTTTAATTTTAAGTTCTTTAAGCAATGCTCTAAAGTGAATAGAACTTGCTGCTCCCGTGGGATACTCTTTAACAATTAATTTACCTACACCTTTATCAGTCAACTTGTGCATTTTTTTGTCAAACATATCTTTTGATAAATTTTCTAATTGGTCAATAGGTACATTCATAAGGTTAGCATCTATACGTTCAGCAATTCTTTCCTCAGCCATTTCCATAGTGATATATAATACATTCTTCATTTGAGTCAAAGCACCTGCTGCTACATGACACATAAATAAAGACTTACCAACACCTGTTCCAGCTAAAGCTACATTAAGAGATTTATTAACAAGACCACCTTTAGTAATCTTATTAAACATTTTTAAATCAAATGGAAGATGTTCTTCTGCTCTATGATAAAATTCATAACGATTATCAGAATCATCAACATAATCATGTCCAACTCTTAAATCAAAGTTAACTCCAAGAGCTTCAGATAAAACATCAGGTAATGCATTCTTATCTAATGTTTCATGTTTACCTTCAATAATATTAATAGAATCCATAATGGCTAAATAAATTGCTCTATCTTGACACCATTTTTCAGTTTTTTCTGTTAACCAATCAACAGTTTGTTCTTCTTTTTGAACACTTATTTCAGGAATAAGAGCTAAAGAATCAGAACCAATTTTAGAATTATTTTTTAATTCAATTGATAGTGCATCAGCACTTGGCAATTTATTAAATTTATTTACAAATTTAATAATTTCATTAAAGACTCCACGATATGGTTCTTCAAAATATTTAAGTTTTAAATGAGGAATTACACTTCTAGTATAATCCTCATTAAGCATTAAGTTACGTAGGATTAATGTTTCAATCTGCACTCTTTATCATCTCCGCATGACCTATTTCATATTTACGTTTAATATAATCTTTAAAGTCTGTATTAGCAAAGATAGGTTTCCAAAAAGATTCTTTAAGCGTATCAGCAATACGAACTTTTTTATCTTCTATCTCACCAGTTGTTTTATCAACTTTAGAATACCAACCAATGGTAGGTTTAACTACATAGCCACCTTCCATTGCTGAATCTAATAAACCAGAATATTGTTCAATACCGCCTTCCCATGTAACACTAATAGGAATTTTAGATTTTTCTTTAACAAATCTAGATTTTTCAACATTAATAATAAAATGATACCCTTGAATTTCAGTACCTTTTTTATCTTGTTGTCTACCAAGAATCCAAATATTATCACTTGAATAATAAATTCCTGTACCACCTGATACAACAGCTTTAGGAAATAATCCAATCTCTTGATACGTATGGTTAACTGCAAGTAATGGAATGTCTCTCATTGTCAAATAAGGAGTGCACATTCTAAATAAACCTTTAAGAGCTTTTGCTCTTGACATATCTGCTACAGATTTTTCACTAAAGGTATCATCTAATTCTTTTTTAGAAGCTAAGTTACCAATTGAGTCAATCATAATAATGACTTTGTCTTTGCGTTCGATATTCTCTAATTGGTTAATTAAATCAAACTTCAATTCCTCAACATTAGTAATGGGGCTATGGAGTACTCGAGAAGTATCAATACCGAACGACTTAAAGTATTGTTGGGGTGAGCCAAATTCTGAATCATAGAATAATAAAACAGCATCATCATATTTTTCTAAATATGCTGCTGCAATTAATAATCCAAATGATGTTTTAAAATTCTTTGATGGTCCTGCTAATACTGTCAATCCTGAGGTTAAACCTCCATCTGGATCGCCAGATAATGCAACGTTAATCATTGGAACCTTTGTTGGTACCATCTCTTGGTTAGAAAAAATCTTGGATTTATCAAGAGATGCTGTCTCTTTAATCCTAGAATTCTTTTGTAGCTTGTCCATTATACCCATCTTTTCACCTTCTTTTGTTCATCATATTCTCGCCAGATTTCTTTATCCTCTTCTTCAATTTGAGATTTCAGTTGTTCTCTGAGTGGTTTAAGAATTTCTTCCTTTTTGTGTTCCTCGAATATAGCACAAGCCTTCATTGCTTTAATT